GCACAACAGGCGATAAATTTACAATAGACCAGCTTAATCTGTCAAAGAAAGTGTACGACATGTTAAATAGAATTGCAGTGAGCGGAGGTACTTACCAAGATTGGGTCGAAACTGTATATACATCGAATTGGAACATGCACACGGAAACACCCATGTACGAGGGCGGACTATCAAGTGAAATTGAATTCCAAGAGGTAGTAAGTAACTCAGCAACAGCCGATGAACCATTAGGAACGCTAGCGGGTAGAGGCATTAATACCTCGAAGAAAGGCGGAAAGTTACACATCAAGGTGATAGAACCATGTTACATAATGGGAATAGTAAGTATTACACCTCGTGTAGATTATTGTCAAGGGAATGACTTCGACATGTACTTTAACACACTAGATGACCTGCATAAACCGCCACTAGATGGAATAGGTTATCAAGACTTATTAACATGCAAAGCAGCAGGGTGGGTAGCAGATAACGTAGCATACGGCAAAACAGTAGCATGGATAGATTACATGACCAACTATAACAAGACATACGGAACATTCGCAGAAAACGGGAATGAGGCATTCATGGTACTGAACAGAATATTCGAACCTAAGAACGGTGATTTTACAAGTACCGAGATAGACAATACCAGCTACATCGACCCGAGTAAATATAATTATATATTCGCAGAAACGTCAGCGGAGTCGCAAAACTTTTGGGTTCAAATCGGGTTTGGAATTGAATCAAGAAGAGTAATGTCGGCAAAACAGATACCTAACTTATAATACTAAAATCACACATGACAGTTTCAACAATTTTCATAAGTATCTAATAATCAATATATTAAGATAAAAAAAAGGGTGAACAGACAATGAAAAGAACTAATAATATACCAAGTTACATGGGGTCGGTAGAATCATTCGAGGGTAAATCCATCGAAAAAAAAGTATCAAAACTGATAGAAAACAAAGAACCAATCACAGACGGAGCACCGATAATCTATACTGAAAAAAAAGACGGGGTATTACCTCAGTATGATATCAGAACGGACAAATGGGACGTAGCACAATCAGCTATGGATTTAGCTAACGCAAGTAAAATTGCCAAGAGTAAAGGAATGAAAAAACCTGATGGACAACAGCAGAGTACAGGACAACAGCAGAGTACAGGACAACAGCAGAGTACAGAATAACGGCAAAGCACGTATGAGTATAAGGGACTTTTCGGAGTCCCTTACTTCTAACGAATCACACGGGTACGTGTGTACTCGTATATATGAACTAAATTATTAACGCTTTTAAAAAAAGCTACGAAAAATGGCAATAGGAACAGCAATAGGAAGTGCAGCACTAAGCGGGCTGACAGGTGGAGTTGGAGGTATAGTATCTGGAGCAATCGGAGGGCTAGGCTCACTAATGGGAATCGGCAGGCGAAAAGAGAAAAAAGCCCGAGAAGCCGAAGAAAGAGAACACCAAAGACAACTGGAATACATGGGTTTACAAGCCAAATATAACAAGGAACAGGCGAAATATTCCACAGAACTCGGCAAGGAAATGTGGGATTATACCAACTTTGAAAATCAAAAAAAACATTTGGAAGCAGCAGGACTGAATCCAGCACTACTATACGGTAGCAGTGGCGGTGGCGGTGGAAGTGCAGCAGGCAGCGGAAGTGCAGCAGGCGTAGGGCTGCCATCATCAACAGGGGTAGGAATGGGCATCCAGTGGGAACAAATGGAAGCCCAAAAAGAGCTGGCCAAGGCAGAGGCTGCGAAAACCAACGCAGAAGCTGCGAAGCTAATGACGACAGACACCGAGAACGTGAAGTCACAAACAGAAAAAAACAAACAAGAAATCAAAGAATCCGAGAAGAGAATAGAACACCTAACCAGTCAAATTCATAAGACTAATGAAGAAAGTAAGGGGCTAGAATTCAACAATTATCTGAACAACCTAAGAAAAGGCATCAAGCTGCATGGCGAGGTAAACGGAAAGACAGTATGGACTAAGGGATTTGATGAAATTTTCAAGGAAAATGAGCTACAAAGAATGTTAACAGATTACGGAATCTCACAAAAAGAATATCAAGAGGCAAAAAATGACAAGGAGATAGCTATGAAGCTATCTGATGCTCTCGATGAGATTGCCAATGGGAAAATAGCGGTATTCGGCAAAATGGTTGAAGAAGCGAAACAAGCCAAAAATGAAACAGCCAGAAAGAAGTGGCAATTCGAACAGGATAAGGCTTTCAGCGACCTTATCAATGAGCTAGGAGGTGACGGGAAATTCGGAAAATTACTAACAGGAATAATCAGTGCAATATTCAACAAATGGCACGGATTCGGGAAATAAAATAAATAGAATTATGTGTCTATATACAAAATACATAACGAATAAAAAATACCAGCCAAATAGGAAAAATAACTTTAATGCGCCTGCCTGCAAAGACAGGCGTTTGCTTTTAGTACCCGCAAAATGCGGAAGATGTATCGAATGTCGCAAGGCGAGAAAAAGAGAATGGGTAATCAGACTGAACGAGGAGATTCGGAATAATCCTGAAAAAGCGACTTTCTGGACGCTAACAATAAGTAACGAGGACTACGAAAATTTGAAGAATGACAGCAAAAAAAAAGACAGAGACAGCATATGTAAACTAGCGGTCAAGAGAATGCTGGAACGTATACGCAAGAAAACGAAAAAGTCTGTCAGACACTGGTTTATCACAGAACTAGGCGAGAATACAGGAAGAATACACCTCCACGGAATATGCTGGGGAAATCCTGATTTAATAAAAGAAAACTGGAAGTACGGATTTGTCTTTCAAGGCAATATGTGTAACGAAAAAACAGTAAACTATGTAGTAAAGTATATGCTCAAAGAGAATCCAATAGACCGAAACTATATAGGAATTGTACTGTGCAGCGCAGGAATAGGCAAAGGATATGAGCAAAGCTATAACAGCAAAAGGAATGCGTATCAGGAAAATAATACTAATGAATACTACAGACTGCCAAATGGAATGGAACTTCCATTGCCTGAGTACTATCGGAAAAAAATATACAATGAAGAGGAGCGAGAAAAATTGTGGATAGAGAAGCAAGAAAGAGGTTACAGATACATCTGTGGCGAAAAAGTATCAATAGATGATGAAGAAGAATACAACAGTACTCTTAATTACTACCGTGAAAGGGCCAAAGAATTGTATAACGAAAATTATGACAATTGGGAGAAAGAACGGCACAAGAAGCAACTTCAGAAACTCAAAGAATATCAGCAAGAACACAAAAGAGGCGGTTAATAACCGCTTTTTTTGTGTTGATAAGTATATAAAATCGGTTAATAAATAAGAAAAATCGGTTAATAAACATGTTGATAACTTGTTGATAAAAAAATAAAGATTTAACTAATTATTAACAAATGATTTTTATATATACAAGATTTTAAGAAAACCAAATTTAAAGATAAAAAGTTATAAAAAGTTATGAACAGAGTTATTAACAAGATAAATGACTATGTTTCAAGCTATTAACATAGTTATAAACAGTTTCAACAGGATATTATTATCATATATATTATTCTAACAAAAAAAATAAATAATATAATGATAGTACGGCTTCCATACAACATCCATGTATCAGGAAGTGAGAGCCAGATAATAATTTTTACGCGGGCAAGGTGTTAATATCGGAGGGAAGCTCGCACTCTGTGCGTCGGAATCAGGCTACATGTCACACGGCAGCACTAAGTTATCTAAGGTGCTAACGCTATCGGGGCTACGCGCCCCTATACCCCTCGTACGCAACAAAGTTGCGATTATCTATGCCTACGGCAATTTTTTAACTAAAAATATTTGTTACTTTCGAGAAAAATACAGTATATTTGCAAAAACAAAAACCTAAAGATATGAAACGAGTTAAAGAATATTACGAAGTATCAATTAACAATGAATTAAAGTTAATTCAAGTTATCAGAACAGAGAAAAAAAAAGAAAGGAATACAGACGGTTCACTTAACGTGAATAATTGGATTAAAATAATAGACGGAATTATGAAAACATACTTCAATACAGACAAATGGGAATACAAAAAAAACGTTGAAGATAAAAACACAAAAATAAGATTAAAACTATAATGTTCCACGTGAAACAACCAATTAATAAATGTATGAAAATAGATGAAAAGTACAAAAAACTGATTCGTGAAATCACGATTGCGGTATTATCAGCTATCCTGACATGGCTAGGAGTAAGTTGTACCAACATGCTAAGCATTCAAAAGAATGTGAAAGACAGCAGTATGAAAACAGACAACAAGACAGACGGAAAAGTAAGTGCAGACAGCACAAGTATTAATTTATTTAACAAGGAGAACAAAAAATGAATGTAAAAGAATTATTCCAAATCAGACCTACTAACGAAGAGCAAAATGATTTCATAGTCACCGTAGGTCAACACTTAGCAACAGAAAAGCATTTCAATAATAGAGAAGAAGCGGAACAATACATAGATACACCGCAATGGGACATGATTCTAGCTATGGTAGCTGAGATGTTCCAGATTCACACAGAAGTTGAATACAAAAAAGATAAGGAATGAGCATATCAAAATCAATCGGAAAGAACACCCTAGGCGGTGGTAAATCCATGCAGGTCGACCTGAGAACCTACAACAGAAGTACACACAATCTATCATACGCATGGCGAAGTAGTATGGGTGTAGGTACACTAGTACCATGTATGAAACTAATCGGATTACCAGGAGATACATTCGATATTGACATAGATACCAAAGTACTGACACATCCAACAGTAGGACCGTTATTTGGTTCATATAAGTTACAGATTGATATCTTCACAGCTCCGTTCCGATTATACAACGCTATGTTGCACAATAATGCACTTAACATCGGATTAGATATAAGTAAAGTAAAATTACCAAAATTAAATTATGTAGGACTATATGATGATAAAATAGAGGATAGTACACATCTAACAATGAGTAGTAGCAGTATACTTGCGTATCTAGGGTGGCGAAGTTCAACAACAAAAAAAGAAGCAACTAAAACAATTAATAATGCGGTACCTATACTAGCGTATCTAGACATATTCAAAAACTACTACGCAAACAAACAAGAAAGCAACTACTATTACTTAGTTAAATCGGCTTACGTAAATACAACATTTACAAACAGAGCAATCACATACGACCAAGCAGGAAAACTAACAACGGCCGGAACAATAGAAATAGTTAACATGACACTAGAACAGTGGAATAAATCAGGTGAGGTATACGGTACAGAAACAGAAGGAGGTTTGAAAAAATGGTTAAACAGCAAAGAAATAAACAAATATTGGACACCAACACAAAAAGGAAATAATATACTGTTAACATTCAAAAGAGGTCAATACTGGACATTTGGCGAACAAGCAAGATACAAGAACAACAGCTATATACAATCAGCAGGGCTAAATATACTCGACGAGCTAAGAGAGAAAATACTCAAAGCAGGCAATACACAATTCAGTGTAACAGTAGGAACAAACAAGTACTTTACAGACATATTAGGATTTAATGAGGGAAAATTAAACCTCAAGGAAGCAGGTTGTGGGTTGCTTTTAAAAACGTATCAAAGTGATATTTTCAACAACTGGGTTAAGACAGAATGGATAGACGGGGAAAACGGAATTAGCGCAATAACAGCAATCAGCACAACAGGCGATAAATTTACAATAGACCAGCTTAATCTGTCAAAGAAAGTGTATGCCGTTTCGGTGAGCGTCATGGGGAATTCTGTCTGTACCACGGGAAGATCGCGC